GCCGGGAAGTGCAAATCGTAATATACTCATCCAGTCTCAACAATGAGATTGCAGCGTTTTTGGGGCGAGCGGCACAGGTTAGTGTTGCTTTACCTAAAGATGAAGCTTGGGATGGTATTGACACAGCACGATTTGCATTGGAATTCAAGGGGAGAAGGGTAGCTTTATTGGAGCCGCAAAAGTACATAGATACCGTAACTCCGCTAGCCAAAAGGAGACTTTATCAAGCAGCCTATGATAAGGATTTCTCCTTGCGTTGCGAACGCCCTTATGTTTACAGAAGTTTCGTTAAAGTTGAGAGCCGACCCATCGGCACTCCCAGGATGATTAGCCAACCACCTGATCTTTACAAGGTGGTTATATCATTGTTCACAGTCCCAGCGAGTAAGTTGGTTGCACAAATTTTCAACATTCACCAGAAGTACACCTACGCTTGTGGTCTTTCTATGTTGCAATTGGGTGAATATTTTAATATTTGTATAACTAATGGCTTTTTACATCCTGTAGAAATTGATTATAAACGATTTGATAAACATGTTTCTGTTAGGGCTTTGCAATGTGAGCGCGAACTCTATGCCCATCTTGGTTGTCCCAACTGGTTGTTAAATCAGTTTGCCAAGCAGGAAAGAACCGTTGCCATCACGAGGCATGGATTGCGTTATCAGGTAGCTGGAACAAGGAAAAGTGGTGATCCTAATACCACAATCGGAAATTCTCTTTTAAATTTGTTGATGGTGTACACCTTCGTTGAGAGTCACAATGTGGATTGCAAAGTGATTGTCATGGGAGATGACCTGTTAATAATGTGCAAACAAAGGGGAACTTTCGATGTAGCAGCTTTTGATGGATTTGTTAAAGACTTGGGGTTTTTGCCCAAGGTTCGTGATATCCATCATTATTACCAAGCCAGCTTTTGTTCCGGGTACTTCTATCCTGTAGTGGAGAAAAGCACGAGAAAATGTACTTTTATTATGGGTCCTAAAGCAGGAAGACAGTTGACACATATGGGGTATATTACTGGGCCGAAGAGGAAGGACGAGGCGGCACGTTTGTCCGGCATCGTTGCTTCTCTTTGGCCATCTATACAGTTTACCCCTGCGCTGTATTCCTATATCGCTCCAAGATTATCTTCTGACACTTATATCCTACCTAAGTGGACGTGGGCTACGGACCACTTAGCTGATAAGCTGTCAGAAATGGAACAACCCTATGATACCGATGGTCGTTTGAATGAGTTTTGTTTAATCAATTATGGTTTTACGAAACAAGCACTCGATCGTTGGGTTCACACGGA